TAGATATTTATAATAGGTTGGGCTACACAACGGCACTGAATGTCTTGTCCAGGATGACCTGTGTCCTTAGGAGGATCATCCCATCTAAATATCTTGCCGTTTTTAGATCTATGGTCGTCTCTCACTCTTTCGTCTCCTGAGGTACGCCATATGTATTCCTCGACTCCTAAGTTCTTAGATCTTTGTTGAGTAAGAGCTGAGTTTAATTTAGAACTCTGATCTCTAGCTATTAACTTGGCTCTACTGGCTGTAGTCTTGCCCGTTTTCTGGATCTGCTTAATCATAGATCCAGCAGTACTTCCCTGAGTAGTACCTGTGAAGACTATACTTTCTATCTTCTTAAAATACTCTTCAGGTATAGACCTAATAAGACTCACGTTTTCCCTAGTAGTAGCTACTAGAATATCCTCCAGTCCTTCATTCTGAACTACGCTTTGTAGGTTGACTCCAACTGCTTCATTAACTGCCGAGTAGAATCTACGCTTATTGGTATCGCTACTATTAGTAACAAAAGAGTTAGATACTATCTTAGCATTCTCGTTTATGTCCGAGTAGGACTTACGGAGCATATCAAAAGCAGCTTCTAAACTTTTAGCATAGGCGTCATTAACATACTCGGATTGAAACTGCTTGAGCAAGGGAACTATAGTAGTCCTAATATCATTATTAAGACTACTCACCAATAGTAGTAATTGCTTACGATACCTAACCTCAGGAGATCTTGGAGTCTTCATCGGACGGACTTTCTTCTTCCGACTTTTCCTGAGATTCCTGTTCATTTCCAAATTCATTATTGTCGGAATCGGTGCCAAAGTCATTTTCAAAGTCCTCTAATTCTTTCAGGTAATCGTCTGTGATATTACTATATGTATCTGATTGATTTAGCTCCTTAGCTATAATCTCCTCAGTAACAACCCCTCTATCTAAGTATGCTGAATCTCGCTGAGCATTAACAAACTGTAGATCAGCTGTTTCCTTAGGGGTCATTTGGAATAGGGAATTGAACTCATAGGATAAATCTGATTCCTCTGGTAAGCCTATACCCATAGCCATAATGTCATCAAAGTAATCTAATAGCGGCTTGTATTGTTGCTTTTGAGCAGACCGAATAGTATCGTAGTAATTCTTAAGGTCTCCCTCACCAGTTGCATTTAGGCCACTAGCCGAACTACCTAATAAGCGAGTAGCAGGAATATCACTAGCTGCACTTAGGAACAATGCGAATCGATCTAGTAAGTCAGGGAGTCCAGCAAAGGTATTATTCTTAGACTGATATTCTTCTTCGTTGTCCAAGAGCATCATATTATTAAAGCTCTTAAGGGTACTCGCCATCGTAAACCGCTTACGAATGAGAGACTCACCTTCGGGAGTTTGTAGATAAGTCATCAGACCCTTAACTTTCATTATATCGACGTTAGTCTCATATACCATACTAGCTGAACCATTAGTAGTAGTATTGAAGTTGGTTACTGCATCGTAAAGTCTAATTAATACTGAGTCCGAATAATAGTTGTTCTCTCTGAATTCATCATACGGCAATCTAATACCGTCAAATCTAAGAATCCTACTATGGTGGATTTTAACTGATGTCTCACTAAACCTGTAAAACTCAGGCATTCCAAAGTTCTTATCCATGGGATCAGCTACTGGGATTACCTCAGTACTATCAAGTCTATGTCGGTCAATAGCCTTAATATGACGTAAGCCTCCTCTCTTAACTTTGCTAATGTCCAGAGGTTTATCTGGAGTCTGTCCGTCATCTATAGACATCACAATAAAGGCAGTACCGTATAGTCTTGCCCACTTATGAGCGAGATTAAAGTTTAGAGTAAGTTGGAGTCTGTCCTCTTCATCAACTAGCTTCTTAACAATTTCAGGTTCAATATCCCCTGAGAATTCTCTCCATTCTCTAGTCATGTCGTCAGGTATAATATCTACTACCTTACCACATAGCCAGTCAGTACGATACATAGCGTTTAGCTCGACATGGCCTCCTGGTCCAGACAATCGCTTATTGTTTGTAAATGTGGAATGACTTCGTTTATCCTGCTCAGTTCCTAATTGAGCAACGAGGTTCTCCAGTCCATCTCTTGTGATATCCTCGTCTTTCATTATCTTAGCTTTCTCGTTGCTCATTTCTATTACCTTTAATCGCATCAAAAATCTTCTATTTGGAAATATCCGTCTATATACGCTTCGTGTAAATCCAAACTGGTAAGGTCATCATTAATCCTAAGTCCTAATATCTCATCCTTATTTCCGTCTAAGATAACTCCTTCTGAATACTCAAACAAGTTTAAGGAATAATTAGCCATCCTAGTATTCCCCGTTAACTCTACAAATTGAACTTCAGCTCCTGCTCCCAAGTAATCCGCTGTCCTTTTAAATAAGGCGTTTAATGGTATTTCCACTCCTCCTATAATACTATATAGGGTTATACCATTAGTTAGAGGTCCCAATAGACTTCCGTAGCTTTCAAAATTACTATTAGTTACGTCCCCTATTAGAAAGCTTATCTTGTTGATATGAACGGATCTACTTGTGTCGGCTTGGAAATAAAATTCGACAGGAGTAGTAGATCCGTCTACATTCATCTTGTTGTTTCCAGTTTGGGTTCCGTCCAGAGTTAGAGGTCTCTGCATAGGGAACTTACGGGAATTGGCTACTCGGTCATAACTATTTATTAAACTGCTCATTTTCGTACTCCATATTAAGTTACCCGACCTAATCTAGAGCGCTATTATTGTACATCATATCTTCAAACACAATTAGATCTTCTACTGCATCCATAGTTGGATCTATTTGGTCATCATGTTTATGAGTCATTAATGGCGTAAATTTGCGAAACTCTTCCTTATAATCATGTAAGTAATCAGCATTACGAGGAAGGTGAATATAACCAGCTGCGAAATATTTAACCACGCCCATAGATCTAAGAACTTTGTCAGTGTTACGCTGAATAGCCTCTACAGGTATAAGGTAGTCTTTCTTGATAGACTGTATTAATGAGCTACCTGAGCTCTTATCTTCTATCTTAACCACCTGAGCACCAAAGGGTTTGAACTGAGTAGGCTTATGCTTATTCCAGAACTCAACTAACTTAGACTCCAATTCAGGAGCCTCCCATTTACCTCTAAATTGGTCTACTAGGAATATACCTTGGCTCCTACTTCTAGCCCATAGTTGGAACACACTAAAGTCATTACGCTCTTTGGTCTTCTGAGCAGTATCTCCATATATACGGTATAGGTCTATATCAGCAGGTAGAACGTCATAGTACTTCCAATATGCGTCCTTGAACATACCTCCTCCTAGAGGACTAGGGTTCTGCTGGTACTGGGACGAGAAAGTATACTTGTCGCCTTCCTCAATAACACGTAGCTTTCCTATGTCCTGTTTAAACGCCCAAAGAGGACTGCCCACTGGTATTTCGGGAGGGCAAATATGGCCTATTTCTTCAACGCTAAAAAGCATATTTAGTACCGTTTTGTAGGCAGCTTAGGATATCATTTATCACAATGCGCTTACCATGCGTGTAATCATCAGGATATTTCTTATTTATCTCCTCATCACTTAGTAACGTAGGGATAGTGAGATGATGCCATTTATCTCCTGAGCCTCCCTTTAGGAGATAACCGCTTAGGTCTTCCTCATGTATTCTCTGCATAATAACCACCATTGGGACTCCCTCTACTGCTAGACGAGACCTCATAGTATTGTTAAATCGGTTATTAATAGAGTTACGCTTAACAGCTGAATAAGCATCGTCAGGTTTAACTGGATCATCTATTACAAAAGCACCTGTGAATCCAGGTTCCATTCTACCTGCTCGGAAACCAGTAATCTGACCTCCAGCTGGAGCAGCCATCATGCCTCCTCCCTTTTCAGTAAACCAGCGCTTCTTACCCTTAGAATCTACTCGTATATCCATAGGCCAGAGTTCCTGATAAGACTCAGAACCTACCATTTCCTTAATCTTACTTGAGTTCTCTTGAGCCAAGTCCCCTGAATATGAGGCGTGTATATACTTGGATCTAGGATTTATAGCTAATCCCCTAGCTATAAAGTTCAGTACCACCTGCTCAGTCTTAGAGTATCCAGGAGCTATATTCACTATTAATCTAGTTATATCTCCGTCATAAACTGCCTGTAGTACGTACTCAATAACATAGTGATGCCAATTACGTAACATCTTAGTACCTTCCCTATGCTTAAAGAAGTACCGCATGAACTGTATTCCGTCATTCTCCAGCATATACTTTAGCATACGCTTCTCGTTATAAGACCAAGGATCTAACTCATCATCCAGCATAGGATTAAAATTCGTCATTGAATTTCTCCTTAAAGAGCTCTATCTCTTCCTCACTAAGCGGATTATTTGAGGAGTTAACACTACCGTCTTGATTACCTGTTATTTCTACTTGTTTACGCTTAGCATGGAGATATTCAGCTAAGGTCTTACTAGCCGCTAAGGAATCTCCTAGTGGAACAGTATGGTATTTGAAACGATCGCAAACATGAGCTACAATCTCAGACCAATCGGACTTAGACAACTCGCCATTTGAAAAGCTATCTATCTCATTGACGAGTTCGTATATGGAGGATAATCTACGAGGATCCTGCCCATTCATTATAGATTCTAAAAAGACAAGGGGATCCTTAGCCTCACCTTTATTGATGAGATCTCTTAGATCCATTATTGATAACGACTTGGACGGCATGGGTAATTTAATATTCTCTTACTATTAAGGTTCAATATTAAATCAGTTATGAGGTTTTGTAAATTTAAAGATTAATATGGTCTCTCTGGATCCTCTACCGTTAGGGTCAAGTAAAGACTGGATCCGCTATCCTTAGCCTCGGCATAACACTCAGCTTCATTAATAGACTCTTGGCCTGTCGCTACGTCACAGTGAGTTCCAGAGTTACAGTTACATGATCCGCAACAAGACTTAGAGTTATAGAAGTGAAATTCAGCAAAGGCAGATCCGTCACACTTGCCTCCTACGCGATGAGGAAATTTATAGGATGAGCAAGTGCATATAGGTCTAGGGTCATACTTACGAGGCATAGTAGAAATTGCCTTCTGGTCCGACTTCACGCTTAGCTATTGTCTTACCTCCGCAAGTTAATTTGATAAGTACCTTCTTAGTAGCTCTACTACGACTCTTAGTCTCAACGATAGAAAGTCTAGGATCAAATAGAATATCTTCAAACTGTTCTTTGGTTATCTGGATCATGATATAATTCCTAATTGGTTGTTTGCTGAACTTGAAACAATTATTAATCATAACGAAGAGGAAAGCAAATATTATTTACGACAAATCATCCTCATGTCTTATACCTACTAACTTACCAAAACGAGGAACTCCGTCCTTACTCAGCTCCTGATAGCGGAATGTGAACCTAAGTCCTATCCATAGGTCTCTACGTTCCCAGAAGTTGAGTTTACGTTCATCAGTCCATCCTGGACCAAACCCTACTCTGAATTCTATACCGTTCCATCTAAGGATACAAGATCCTGCTGTACCTGCTGGAGTCAGATTCTCCTTATGACTTGAACGCTTAGCATTACCTAGTTCGTCTTGCTCTAGAATATTACCGTTGTGCATCTTTTCAGTAACACCTACGAGGATAGCTTCATCGTCAAGGAATCTCTTAATTTTAAGTAGGATACCCTCCTTAACAGTAGACCGACCATGTTTATATTTGCCGTTAGGATCACGAATCATAACACCTTCGTACCCTTCAGCAATACACTTGTCCATATAAGACTCTAGCTCATCTTCCGTATTAATCTTAATGGGAGTAAGTATGGATATACGAATATCCGTTTCGTGAGCCATAATACTAATTTCACGAATACGATTACGATACGTATCATCAGAACCATAATAATCAAAAACATAGTAAGTAAAATCAGGCTCACCATCCCTAGACATAATACCACTTTGCACAGCGTTATAATCACCATTGAGCATAAGCTCCCCATCCATCTCATCATAGCCAGATAACTCATCTTGAATAAAAGAATTAGGTATGGGCTTCATGCTACGTGACATAGCAACGCCGTCAACCATCAAACAACGAATCCCGTCTAGCTTGGGAGTAGCTAACACGGGATATTGGATTTTATCGAACTCAGCTTTGGTAGCTAAGAGAGGCTTGATTACTTTAGACATCAATTTCCCCTTTACTTTCCGTAGATTTAACTCGTTTAATTTCTTTGACTCTAGTGTCGATATCCAATGAAACGTTATTATAACCTGCATCAGTTGAGAACACTGCGTCTTGGCCGTATTCTTTAATCCACTCGTCAACTTTGTTCTTGAGTGTAAATAAACTGATTGTAGGGTCAGACCCTACAGTTATTTTCTTACCTGACATATTATTCTCCAAATTAATACTCACAAGGATAACCTCAGTGGAATGTTCCTGTAATATTGGTATTATGCACGACTCCCTCAGACAAGTAAACTAAATGGATATTAGTACGCTCATCTCTAGCATATGTTAAAGTTCTAACTAGTCCGTCTTCAGCGAAAGAATAAGGCACATTTAACCTATCAGCCAATTTGGATAAAGACTTTGGGCTTATAATTACAGGTTCTCCACAATCAGAGCACGTTTCATCGTAGTCTATATTAGTCTTGTTACAATGAGGACATATGTCGGTATTATGCGGTAATAGGTTCATATATTACTCCTATTTATGATTCCACCAGATACGAATACGGGTGACAGTTAAATGACCAAATCCGTATAGAGCAAACAAGCTTCCCCATACTCTAGAGTGCTCTGTGTCTCCTATCAGTATAAGTATAGCTCCTATTGATATAAATGCATAGGCTACTAGCTTATTGAACTTTAGCCGTTTGCCTGTAAGTTGAGTAGTTATTACTTTCTCTTCTTCGTTAGACATCATTAATCTCCTAGTAGCTCTCGCCACATCTTAGTAATATAACTTGCTTGGTATTTTGCATCATCAAGAGCGTTATGTAAAACCCCTCCTGTCTTCTTACCGAATCCTCCCCTTTTGGACTCGTACATATCCAACACCGTTCTACAATCCCTAATATTCCAGAACTTCCAAGGTATACCTATTCCTAATTTGAGATAAGCATCCTCTAACATACTAATGTCAAAGGTGGCTCCGTTACCCCATACTTTACAGTCCTTAGGTAGCCAAGTTGCTAAGTCCTCAAGGGAATCTTCCAAAGAGTCTAGACCGTGTTGAGCAGATCTGGCTTCTTCCGATTGATCTTTCCACCACTTTACCGTATCGGGACAGATTAGTCTATCTTGGTCTTTCCAGTCTAACTCTTGGTAGAATGTCTTGTCCGATACCTTTCCGTAACGAGGATCAAATAGTACAGCTCCTATAGAGACAATTGCTGATCCTGGAGTTGTTCCCATTGTTTCCAGGTCTATCATTACATGCCGTAGTTTTGAGAGTTCTGAGTTCTTCATTGCGTTGTTCCTCTATGTTATATTCCAGTTGTAAATTACCGCAAGGGTTATCAGGGTTAGTCTTGGTTTAATGCTTTTTTATTATTAAAAAATTTTTGTACTTAAAATTGATTTTAAAAGATATTAAGCTAATTATAAAGAATAACCCTGTTAACCCTAACGCACTTTTTTACCCGTTTTACGATTTTTACATTAATCCAAGACTAACCTTGATAACCCTACTCCCAATTACCAGTCCGTCAGACTATCTTTGAGAGTTCCACCATAAACCTTGACCACATTTCCTCCTCCCTTCCTTATCGTGAGTCCTAACTCCATAAGTTTTTCCTTAAAGCTGAGTTTTCCAAGTCTATACTGGTCGTCAATGTCATTGTCAGAACACCATCCTGCATAAATCATACTATGTAAACTACCTAAGTCCCCAATAGAGTCTTCAGTGTTTCCAGTTAAATCTACACAGTCATTGACAAACTTAGATGTATTATTGGTTTGTGACAACCAATCCTCACTAGCTACCTTGCATGATTGCGGTATGTCGAATCTTCCCCTAGTCCTTAGACGTTGTAGACCTTCCAACATGAAATTCAATATACCCGCTATTTCTTCAGGATTATTTAGTATCTTAGCCTTACGGTCTGAATCCTGAGTATTATTCCTAGTAAACTGAGCATTAAATGGTACGACGTTGACTCGTCTAGCAAATCCATGGGAATTATCAGTTGTCTTGGGAAGATGGTTGGAGCAGACAATAAGACCAGCTGAGTACATAAAGTTAAAACGATCTTTACCCTTGGGATTAGCTTGCATTACCTTGTTATCCGCGTACTCCTTAATCTTCTCGTCGTCTATAACTGCTCCTTTCTTAAAATCCCCTATGACTAACGCGAGAGCTCCGACGAGTCCCATCATACTATGGTTATCGTTGTTACTAATCTTAGAGTTAATAAGAGCTGTATTTCCAGGAGTGAACGCGCTACCTAATACTCCCTGAAGAATATCAGCTAGGGTCGTTTTACCGTCGCCTCCTGGACCAATAAACAGCCACCAGCTGGACAAGTTCTTATAAGGTTGGATAATGTAACCGAACACCTCACCTATATGACGAACCATATCTTCAGTGTCATCGAAGCCTGAGAATATCTCCCTTAATGTTTGCATGAACAAAGGAGCCTTAGCACTAGGATCATATTCAGTATTAAGACAACGAGTACTATAGCTACGGTAGGAGTGATCCTTAACAGTATGAGTTCCGTCCTTGTTAATATGGATCTCACAGTTCTTACAACTAATAATAGGATCAGGTGCGTCTGTCTTATGTAACTTGCTTGTGTTCGTTGCGGCTTCCATCTTGGTGAGTTCTGTAGCTTTCTTAATAAGAGTCATCTCGTCAGTGTTGATCTCCATGTTCTGAGCAAGACCGTTAAGCGTGTGACGAATTACTTTCTCTAAATACTTGTTGGATATTTGTTCCCAGTGAGTGCGGTTATATACCCATACGCTTTCGTTAGGTTCGATGAGGATGTGACGCTTGTTGTTAAACACGTCTTCCAGTGCTTTGTTGCTTAGTGTAGTAGCTAGATCCTTAGTTACAGTTCCGTCTATATCTTTAAGAATTCTATTTAGTGTGGCTCGTGTGTATTTCTTCTTTGTGGATATTGTTATCTCAGCGAGAGCCTCCTCACGTTCTACAATGTCAGCCACCTTAATAACACGTAAGCATTTCATCAATTCTTCTTTGTTAGGATTAGGACCAAGATCTCTAGCCATAGCCACTGCTAGACCTTCCCTATCACTATACTCGTGAGTGTCTACATTAAACACATCTGCTGAGGTCGTCTCCTGCCCTACCTTTTTAGCCTTGCTCAATAGGTCAGACTCTAAGTCGTCTTGCTCATCCATTTCAGAGAAGTCAGGTAGAGTTCCAAAATCCAATATTGCCTTGACATGTTTAGTGTCTTCACCTGATCCCTTTAGACGGTGGATGAGGGACGCAGCTGTACGAGTTGCCTCTTTAGTGTCGTCTAATGATTCCCAGCGGTTGCGGATTTTGTTTTCGTCATCGCTATATTTGGAGTCACTTAAAGACCAGTCTAAAAATTCTTCAATACCCTCTCCAGCAGTGGCGTGATGACACTCCATCATTAGAGGTTCCCAGTTATCATTGGAATCAAAGTCTGAGATATCTAGTTTATCTAATACCAAGCCTTGTAATTGAGTTCCAGTGAATGCTCCGTATCCTGATGTGTAATCCTTAGTCTCAAACTTGTCTCGTTTAATTAGGTCTAACAGGTCATTAGGCACTAAAGGTCTTTCGGCTTCATTTATCCAAGAGTATTGATCGCCTGATGGATGCTTGCTACCCGCTGCTACTACGTAACCACCTTTCTTCTTGAAGTCAACTCCAGGAAGATTCTCTACACACTTGCGGAGACAACGATAGTCTACGTCATAAGGTAAAGTACAGTATATATGATACCCACCACCTCCAGTCTTAACTACAGGAAGTTCCCATGTTAATTCCTCAAAGTCAAAGAATCCAAATAGGTCTGCGATTAATTCTTCTGAGTCGATACCCTTAGTATAGTTACGAGGGTCTAGATCGACAATCAGTTCGTTTTCTTTAATACGATAGCCTATATTGTACCCTGACTTTATCCAACTTAAATAGGTACTTTTATCCTGTCCGTATTCTTTGCTATTCCATTCCCTGTCCCTAGGAGTCTTGCCTCTTTCGTCACCGTTTATTTGCTTATTCCATACGTGTAGCGGTATCAGTTCAGATTTAAATTCGAAATAAGGCTTCAGTTGTTCTTTTTTATAAGACATACTTACTCCGATTCTTATAGGTCTGGTCGCATACGAGATATAGGGAACTGCTTATTAAACGTAGGATGCTCTGATATTTCTTCAGCGGCCTCTTTGCTTACTTTACCCCTGTCTACCCAACTATTAATAGTCGACAAAGGTTTAGTAAGCATCCTAGCTAGATGGGTACGCCCACCTGCAAACCTAACTAGGTCTGTCACAGCTTGCTTTTGCATCTGCTTTAATTTTGCTTTGGTATGTAGGAACATAATCCCTCCTTAGTTACTTGGCGGTCAAGTATGCGGCATAGATACGAGTATGTAAAGCTAATATTAATGTTGAGTATTCTTGTCGAATACGGTTTAAGGGGTTTACATTTACAAACACCTAATGTAAAATGACTCTCACTGGCCGAAATGATAAACAGTATCCAGTAAAACAGATAATCACTTTAATAAGGAGTCAGCAATGACCAACAATGTAACATATTCAATCGCACTAATTCCTGAGAACGCAGCTAAGATTGACGCTGTTAATAAGATCCTATTAGGAGGCTCTTACAGCGAAGAAGTAAAACAACCTGCTAAGGCCGAACTAAAATCAAAAGCTCCGGCTGAAGTTAAAAAGGAATCTCCCACCAAAGCTGATACAGTTAGCTTAGAAGATTTTAAAGCCGCGGCTAAGAAAGCCAAAGCCGATCACGGTGAAGAGTTCGCTATGGATATCCTTAAGGTAGCAGGAGTTGAAGTAGCTGCTACTCTAGGACGTAGCATGTCTAAAGTAGACGAGTCTGATTATAAGGCTATTATGGATGCTTGGAAAGAAGGACCTCAAGCTACAGAAGAGCCTGAAGATGACGAAGACGACTTTGAAGATGACGAAGAAGTTTCTGAAGTAACTGCCGACGCAGTAAAGTTGGCTCTTAAAGCCTACGCTAAAGAAGTAGGTCGAGATGAAGCCAAGGCTATTATGACAGACAACGGAGC